GTTGGGCGCACTGGCATGCAATTTCCGAGAGAAACTTTGGCAAACGTAGGTTGACAGATGGCAATCCGGCATGAGTTCGATCTCAGAAATTGCAGCCGCATGGGGATGCTCTCGGCAAGCGGTCAGCAAGTGGGCAAAAAAAGGTATGCCGCTGAATTCGGTGGAAGCCGCCTCGAGCTGGAGGATGTCGCACGGCCAGCGCAGTGCCAGGGTGAAACTCATCCCGCAGATCGAAGCACCGGATCCGATCCTCGATGGTGGTGATGAACCGCCGGCCGCCCTGGTCGATGGGGAATCACCAGAAGCCGTCCGGGACAGGGTCCGCAAAGTGGAAAAGGTCGCCTATGCCGTGCTTCAGGAACGGCTGCGGGCCAAGGATTTCGACGGCATCCATGCGGCCCTTCGCAATTATTCCGCCGCAAGAGCGGAAAGGGGGAGGGCGGATCTGGCTTTCATCAAACATCAGCAAGCAATAGGGGCGCTGGTGGACCGTGCAAGCGCCATTGGGGCACAAAACAGAAAGCTTTCCGCAATCAAAGACCACCTTTTGTCGCTTCCTGAGGCCGTTGCCAAGCGTTGCAACCCTTCCGACCCGGACTTGGCTGCGCTGGTGCTTCAGGAATGGGCGGAAAACACCCTCAGGGTCGCTTCGGAGGCCTGAGCGGATGTTCTGCGACGTTGAGTTTGAAAACGATGCCAGGGCGGCCCTTACGCCGCCCCCGCCGCAAACCGTGACGGAATGGTGCGAGGAGAATCTGACCCTTTCCGCCCGATCCTCAAGTTCGCCCGGCAAATACAGCACCATTTTGACCCCCTACGTTGTTGAGCCCTTGAATAGAACCGGGGAACTCGGGGTCAAAAGCATCACTCTCTGTTGGGGGGTCCAGAGTGCCAAAACGACCACCATGATGGCGGCCTTGGCATACCGCATTAAAAGGAAGCCCACCCCGGCGCTCTGGGCAATGCCAAGCGAGCATTTGGCCCGTTCCTTTTCCCGGGACCGGTTGCAGCCGCTCATCGAGGACTGCGCCGCCCTGGCTGAAGAAAAACCGTCCGATCCTGACCGTTTCCAGACTTTGGAAATGGCCATGCGGAAAATGAACGTTTACTTGGTCGGCACTTCGGCCTCGAACCTTTCGTCCCGAAGCTGCGGATTGGTGATTGCCGACGAGGTGGACAAATTCCCCGAGGAAAGCAAGCGGGAGGCCTCGGCCCTACGGCTTGTGGAACTACGGACCAGAAATTTTCCCCAGGGCATGGTGCTGAAAACCAGCACCCCGACGCTCGACACCGGGACGATCTGGCAGGAATACCTTTCCGGAGACCGTCGGCATTTCATGGTTCCGTGCCCGTCATGCAATCATCAACAGAAACTGGAGTGGGAGGGAATGCGATGGGATCAGTCGGCGCGGTTGGAAGATGGGTGGGATTTCAAGAAAGTGGCCGCCACCGCGCATTACGTTTGCCGGGCGTGCGCCGCGCCGATTTACGAACAAAGCAAATCGGCAATGCTGCGCGGGGGTGTTTGGAGGCCGGAAAACCCGGACGCGCCCCGGGGCGTGCATAGTTATCATTTGAACGCCCTCTATTCCCCCTGGGTGACTTGGGGGGAATTGGCGGTGGAATTCCTTCGGGATAAGGAATCCCCCGGAGGATTGCGCAATTTTATCAATTCCACCCTGGCGCTGCCGTGGGTTCCCCAGGCTTCCACGGTAAAAAGCGGGGAAATCGAGGAAGTCATGAAGGCCTCGCCGGAGTACCGCCTCGGGACCTGTCCGATCCCGGACCCCGCCGTGGTCATCATGGCCGTCGATGTCCAGCAAACCGAATTGTGGTGGGTGGTCCGGGCCCTGGCGTCTGACGGCTCAAGTTTCCTTGTGGATTACGGGACCGCCATCGGATGGGACGCGATCCGAGGCATTTTTTCTCAAAAATACCCGACCGCAACCGGCGGAAGCGTTTCGTGCCAATTCGGACTGGTCGATTCCGGGTATGCCGCCCGGTCGATCGCCGGGGTGTACGATTTCGTTTCCTCGATGCCGCGTTCCTGGGCGGCCTACAAAGGCAGGACCGTTTCCCAAGGCATGAGGCAGCCGGTCGTTTTTCAGGAAATCATGTCCCGGGACAAAATGATCCCGATGTACCAGGCGGACGACGATTTCTGGAAAGAACGCCTTTATCTGCAAAGCATCCAACGCCGGGAGGCAAAATGGCATCTTCCCAGGGACGTCCGCCGCGATTACGTCACCCAACTCACCGGGGAACGCCTTGTCGAGCGCCGGGGGCCCCGGGGGATGCGCACCCTCGAATGGGCCACCGTCGGGGCCAATCACCTCGGGGATTGTGAAAAAATGTGGCTTGTGGCCGCCAGCGAATGGCAGCGCATGAACCAGACCGATCCCGGACAGGATTTTGTGATCGATGAAGAGACCCCGGGATCATCGGGAGCTTGAACGGGTTCTGGGGGAAATGCGCCGGATCCGGAATTTCTACCCCGGCGCCCCGTGGAACGACTCGGACATCCTTTGGGCGTCCGCTTTGGTGCATCACTTCAACGCAAAAACCCTCACCCCGGATCAATGGCGCCGCGTTTCCCACGACAACCCCGCATGGGACGCTTCCGGGATCGTTGACGGTCGGACTTCGGCGTGACACGCGCACTGTTGTTTTCCAAGGCCTTTACCCGGGCCGAGCTTTTGGGGATCAAGGAATCCTGCAAAGAGCGAATCCTCAGCGGCAACGGGCAACTGGCATTTGTCGCTTCCAGCACCGCAGGGGGCCGGAGCGCCGCCATGCTTCAGAACTATTCGGCGGATGACCTGTTGGAAATCGTCGTCGAGGCCATCGACATTCTGGACGGGAATTCGTCCGGGATGGGCATCACCTACATCACATTCGGAGGAACCCATTAAATGAACATTTCGGCATACGTCGGCAGGATGCTCGACGCCCTCGGCTGGCGTCCCCAGGAGCGTTCGCTCACATGGGCCCGGGCCACGGATTCCCGGGAGGACATCACGGGGTTGGACCGGATGCGCCTCGTGGCGCTTTCCCGCAAGTGCTACTACAATAACGCCATCGTCAAAAGCGCCATCACCGACATAGCCCGGTATGCCGTCGGGGGCGGGATCCGGGTCATGCCGAAAAGCGGCGACGAGTCCTGGGATGAAAAAGCCAAGGATTGGTGGTCCTCCTGGTGCGTTTATCCCGAGGTTTCGGGAAAATTCGATTTTCCGACCCTTCAGCTTCTTATCAGTGAGGCGCTCGACCGGGACGGCGAAATTTTCATCGTTCTGACCAAAACCAAAGACGGAACCCGCGCCCAACTCCAAGTCGTCGAAGGCCACCGCGTCCAAACCCCTCCCGAACACGACGGGAAAGACAATTTCTTTGACGGGGTCCAGATCGACAATTTTGGCCGGGCCAAAGCCTATTACATCCTGCAAAATGACGGCAGTTTCCGGCGGATCGATGCCGAGGACATGGTTCACATTTTCGAGCCCGAGCGGGCGGACCAGGTGCGCGGTTACCCGCGCATCGCCGTGGCCATCAACACCGTGCTCGACCGGGACGAACTTCTCCGTCTCGAAATGCAAGCCACCAAGGCCGCATCGACCATTTCCATGGTGGCCATTTCCAAAAACGGCGGCGGCGCGGGGATCTTTGGGCCCACCACTCAGGATGACCAAAAAACCCTCGAAACGGTCTGGGGAGGAGGGGCCCTCATCCGGCTGCGCGGCGACCAAGACCTCAAAAGTTTCCAACTCAACCGCCCCAACGACCGTCTCGACCAGCACCTCGAGCAATACATCCGTGCCGCGTGCCTTGGGTTGCAGCTTCCTTACGAATTCGTTTGGGATTCCTCGAAGGTCTCGGGGGCCAACACCCGTCTGGTCACCGCCAAGGCCGCCCGCCGGTTCGAGCAACGCCAAAACCTTCTCATCGCCCAGGCATTGCGCCGGATCTGGAGATACGCCATTGCCGTGGCCATCAAGAACGGCGAACTGCCAGCCACCCCGGGGTGGAATTCCACCTCGTGGATTTGCCCGCGCTCGATCACGGTGGACCATGGCCGGGACGCCCAAAGCGACATTGCCCTGGTCGAGGCCGGTCTCATGAGCCGCGAGGAATACTTCGGCAGCTACGGGCAGGATTGGGAGGAGCAAACCTCGCAAATCTCGAAAGAAAAAGCGCTCCTTGGTCCCGTGGCCCCGGTTCAGATTCCCGCGCCGCTTCCGGCCAAGCCGAGCGAAGCGCTGGTCGGAATGCCGCAGGCATAACGAGGGGCAGCGTTTTTTGTGTAAAGGCAACGGCGGGTTGCTTTACGCAACGCCTGTTTGTTGCAAAAGGACTATTCACAACGCCCTCGCTTTGAATTGTTGACGGGGGATCCGAGGGTATGAAATTCCCCGGAGTCTCCGTCATCACCATCGGTCCCGCCCTCGGTCACGACACCGAGATCGACGCCACAACCCTCGAACAGGTTTGCCAGCTCGGCAACTCCGCCGCGCCGGTCAAGGTTTTCCCGGATCACGACGAATCGGTCACCGACCTCATCGGGGCCATGTCCAATTTCCGCATCGAAGGAGAACAGGTCCGCGCCGACATGGAACTCATCGGAGAGCATCCGCTCGCCAACTATTATTCCAAGATCCTGGACATTTTTCCGGATTCCCTCGGGTTTTCCATTTCTTGGCTCGGATCGTGCGTGGAAAAGGCCGGTGCTAAATTCGCCCGGGTCGCCGAGCTCTTGTCCGTGGATCTCGTGAGCCGCGCCGCCGCGAATCCGAGCGGGGTTTATTCATCCCGCAGCGTGCTGAAAAAACTGGCCGCAAAGACCGAGGAAAAGAAACAGGACGCCCCGGCATTTGTTCCGGACGAGGGGATGGCCGATTCCCTTCCGGTTGACAGCGAGAAATCATTACCTATGGCACAAGACCAAGTGAACCCCGCCCAGGAGGCCCTCGCCGCTGACCCGATCAGCGCCGCGCTCGCCCCCATCACCGAGGCCATCAAGGCCCTCTCCGACAAACTCGACGCGTTCATCGCTCAGGACCCCGTGGATGACCAGAAGGCCATCGACGACGCGATTGCCGCCGAGGAAAAGACCGAAATGAGCGCCAAGCTCGACGCGGTCATCACCAAGCTTTCGATCCTCGAGGAAGCCGGTCGCGGCACCGAGGCCGTCGCCAGCGAGCCCTCCGGGGAAAACCTCGTGGCCCGGTTCGAGGCCCTGGCATCCGACAAGGAACGGGTCGCATTCGCCCGCCAGCACCCCGAGATCCGCTCCCTGCTCAAGCCCGCTCACAAGTAACCCTCACCCTCAACCAAACCACCCACCACCATGGCAGCAACACTCACAGGTCTGAATGACACGCTCATTTCTCAGATCGCCCTCAACGCCTTCACGGCATCCCTGGCCCCGCTGAGCAAGTTCAGCACCAGCTACAACACCGACGCGGCACGCCGTGGCACGGTGATCTCCGTTCCCATCGTCGCCAACATCACGGCGACCACGGCTTCGGAAGCCTATGAGAGCGCCGACGCCGGCAGCGCCTCCAATGCGGACATCACGCTCAACCAGTACCGCAAGGCCACGGTTGGCATCAAGGACAGCCAGTTCCACGGGTCGAGCTTCGCCGACATCGAGAAGTTCGCTTTCCAGCAGGGCAAGGCCGTCGCCGTGGCCATCAGCCAGGCGCTCATGACCTCCCTGGTCTGCACGACCGGTTACTTCCAGACCGTCACCGTGACGTCCGGAGCGGTTTCCTTCGCCCTTTCCCACGTCCGCAGCGCCCGCAAGGCCCTTGCGGCCGCCGGGGTGGCCATCGAGGATGCGGCGTTGATCTTGAACAACGATTCGTTCAACACCCTGCTCGGTGACTCCACAAACCTTCTCGCCAACCTCGCTTTCGGCGGGGACGCGATCAAGGAGGGCAAGCTCCCCCGCGTGCTCGGTCTGGACGCCATGGAGGTTTCCTCCATCCCCAGCACCGGCAACACCCTCGGGTTTGTCGCTCACCCGAGCGCCATCGCCCTGGCTGTCCGACCGCTTACCCCTCAGGACGACTCGCTGTACATCAGCAGCAAGGTCATCACCGACGAGGCCAGCGGCCTCTCGATGACCTACCGTCGCCACTACTCGCTCAGCCTCGGCACGCATTTCGTGACCTTCGAGGCGCTCGCGGGATGGACGGCAGGAGTCACCCAGGGACTCGCCCGCTTCGCCTACTAAGCGGACCTCCTCCCTTCACGCGCACGGCCCCCGGCGAGCTTCGGCTCCCGGGGGTTTCCGCTTTTCTGGAGTTAAGTTGACAGGTCGGCAAAACCGAATATGCCTGAAAAATCCTTAGCGCTTTGCGCCATTGCCGGGAACGTCGAGCATCTGATCGAACGGTTCGTCACGAGTTTCAAAAAACTCACCCCCCACATCTACATCGTCCAGGCTTGCGGCGCCCAGACCCCGGACGCCACCTTGGAGATCGCCGCCCGGTTGGGGGCAAAAACCGCAGTCTACAAGAACGCGGAAGGGCATGGGGATTGGCCCCATGTGGACAATTTCGGCGCGGCTCGGCAAATGGCTTTTGACCTTGGGTCTGCCGACGGTCATTCCCACCTCATGTGGGCCGACACCGACGACGTCATCGACGAAGCCAGTGCCGCCCGGTTGCAGGAAATCATGCAAAAGGAGGATTTCGACCTTTTTTACTGCGCCTACCGGCTTTCCAACAACGGGCTGGCACCGTTCCGCGAACGCATCGGCCGCGCCGGGATCGTGCGATGGGAAGGGGCCGTGCATGAGCACATGGTCTGCACCAAGGACGCCCCCGACCGCATCGAGGACGACCAAGTGGCCGTCACCCACATGCCGGGCACCGTCCGGGAGGACAAGCCCAACGAACGCAACATCCGCATCATCGAAAGCCTTCCGGCCGAACCCCGTTATCAGTTTTACGTCTGCCAGGAATACGAGGCGACGGGCCGCATGGACGACGCCATCAAGACGGCCGTGGCGGCCCTTCAGGGGTGGAAAGCAAACCATTCCCTGCTCCAAACGTGCGAAGCTTACGAACTCTACGTCATGCTTTCGCGCTGGTCTCAGGATCCCGAGGCAAAGATTTCTTTGCTACGGGAAGCCTGGGGCCTCGAGCCGTGGCGACGCGAGGCGCTTTGCTACCTGAGCGCCCTTTACAGTGACATGAACAAGCCTCAGGAATGCCTGGCGCTTGCCCGCATGGCCATGGTGCTTCCCAAACCAAGGCTTTGCCCGTGGACACACCGGGAGGGTCTTTACGGTTGGGCGGGGTTGTTCGTCTACACCACGGCCCTGAGGCTCAACGGACAATTCCAAGAGGCCGATGCCCTCGAAAAAGACCATTTCATCAAACAAGGCCGCAAAATCAGCGTCCTGCATCCCACCCGGGGCCGCCCCCATCAGGCGGCGCTCACCCGGAAACTTTTCCTCGAAAGGGCCAAGGATCCGGCCTCGGTCGAATACATTTTTGCTTTCAGCGAGGACGACACCGAAAGCACGCAAGTCCTCGGCCGGTTCCGGCACGTCACCACGGAGGCGGGCCATCTGGACGACCTTGGGGGAACCATGGTCCGCAACAACAACGCTGCGTTTTCTGCTTCCGAGGGGCTTGTCCTAGTCGGAGCCCAAGACGACATCGAGCCCCCGATCTGGTGGGATGAGCAGATCCTCAGCCAGATCGGTGACGTGAACGCCCCGTCGGTGCTCGGGGTTTCCGACGGCAGCCGTAAAGACACCCTATTGGTCACCCAGGTGTTCACGCGGCCCGTGCCGCAAACCCTCGGACTCCCTTATGGCGAATTCTTGAGCGGAGAATACCGGGGGGTCTATTCCGACACCGAATTCAGTTTCCGGGCGGAAAAAGCCGGGATCATCCGACCCAGTACGCTCACCTTTACCCACCACCATGCCTTTTTTGGCAAGGCCCCCATGGATGCCACTTACGAGGTCGGGAACAAAAAGGAGGCCTATGAGTTCGGGAAAGCGATCTTCGATCGGCGCAATCCCGATGCCGTCAGGAAAGAGGAAAAATGAACCCCTCCACGCAAATCGTCGTTCCCTGGCACAACCCGTCTCAACGGGACGCTTTTTTGGCAGCCTGGGGATTGAACGGCCGGGAAACCTTCCTTGTCCTTCAGCAAGACAAAGACAAGTCCGGCTGCGCCCTGACAAAGAACAAAGGCATCGAAAACGCCATCAAATGGGCCGCCAAAGTCATCATCGTGCTGGATGACGACTGTTTCCCCCTCGAGGGGCAAACCATCCAGAGCTTGATCGCCGACCATGAAAATGCGTTGAAACCGATCGAGCTTCCGCTCTACGAACAAGTCACCGAACCGGCGAGCCGGGGAACCCCATACTTTACGCGGACGGTGCGCATGCCGGTGGCGGCCTCGATGGGGTTTTGGACCGAGATTGGGGATTATGACGCCCCGGGCCAGTTGGTCCACGGGGCCACCCGGCCCATGGAATTTTCCCGGAAAGCCATCTTTGGAAAATACTTCCCCCTTTGCGGCATGAATCTTGCATTCCGCGCCGAGGAATATCCCTGGTGCAAATTTATCAACGTGGAGCGCTTCGACGACATTTGGCAGGGGTATTTGTGGCAAAGAAAAGCCTATGCCGACGGGAAATGCTTCAACCTGGCCGGTCCCCTTGTGCGGCATTCCAGACAAAGCAACGTCTGGCACAACCTCAGGGCCGAAGCGGTCAACCTCGAACAGAATGAAAGCGTCTGGCAGCGGGCCGCCACGCTGCCGCTGACCTCTTACGAGCAGTTTCGGGACTCGGTCCTTCCCAAGTCATGAAACTCGATTGCAGCACTTCCGCGATCTCTGAAACAAAAAGGGAGATCCAATCCTTCAAAAAAAGCCAAGGGATCGGAACCAATGGCAAAGGATCCTGCCCAAGGAATTGTTTTTCCCAAGCCTTTCGGGACAATTACGACGCCATTTTTGCAAAAAAGCGGTCTCTTGACACCCGGGGCAAGGCATGAACCAGGCTTGGTCACTTCTGGACGCCGGATTGCGCGACATGCTCGATGTCGCCGGGCAGACCATCATCGTGGCAAACAGGCCGGTTCGCGCCGTTGTTTCCTCCGTCGAACTCCAGGATCAGTTCATGACGGGAGGCCATAACCAAACCAAAGGGATCAGTGCGGCGGTCCGCAAAGCCGACCTCAGGGGGTCGAGGCCGACCGTGGGGAACATGATCACTTCCGACGGGACCGATTATCAGATCGTCCGGATCGACGACGAGGGCCCCGGTTACACGATCACCGCCTCAACGCCCAGCCTTTGACCATGACTTTGGAACAAACCCTATCCAGAGCGATCGTCGCCCGCCTGTCCACCCTTCCCCGGCTTGCCGGGGTTCAGGTTTCCAACGCCAACGACGACAGCGCCGTCACGGTGCCTCGGGTCACGGTTGCCGTCACCCGAGGGGCTGTCAGCATCCCGGGATACGCCGTCTACAGGATGAACGTCGAGATCGTCATCCATGCCAATGCCTGGTCGGCAGCCTCCCCGGACAAATCCACCAGTGGGAACCAAACCGTCGAGCTGATGTTCGACCAGATCGAGGCCTTGATGACGGGGGACGTGACCCAACTCTCCAACGGCGGGGTGATCGTCTACGGTGCCGAATATGACGGCGGGGTTTCCGACACCCGGGACGACCGGCTCATCAGTCGGGCCTACACGTTCACGCTTCAGGCCTCCCCGAGAAGCTGAGTTGACACTCGGGAAGAAGCATTATGGCAACCCTCCTCGGCTCCACCACGGGCGTCTCTTTCGGCGCCACTTCCGAATCCGGAATCCTCCTCAACACCGTCTCGATCAACGCCCAGAGCGACAAGAGCGAAGTCCGCAACGCCTCCGGCGACGTGGCGTTGGTGGCCTATTACAACACAAGGGCCGAGGTTTCCATTTCCGGAACCATCGCCGGAACCACCGGAGTGGCGGCTGCGGCCGTAGGCGCGGCACTCACCTTGGCCAACATCGAGTCGGTCGGAGGCGTGACCACCGGGACCGTCTGCGTTCATGCCGTGAGCCTTTCCAAGGGCCCCACTAAGTTCAAGGAGATCAACATCTCGGCGACCAGGTACCCAAATATCTGATCGGTTCTTCCTGAATAAACAGTCGAATGAATATCACGGACGGGCAAGGGGTCTGGTTTTCCACGAGCGATCTGAAACTCGCCGTTTCCCTTCACGCCGCCGGGTTTCCTTTCAAGCCGGGAAGCGAATGCACTCGGTTGGTCAAAGACGGCCGGGAAACTTTTACCTGGCATTTCCATGGCATCAACGATTCCGGAAAGGAAATCGCTTCCTTTATCCGTGCATGGGAGGAAAAGGCCCCAGGGGAACTTGAACGCCCTTCGGACATGGTCTGTTTTTTCCTTGCCCGGGAAGTCATGTTCAACCGGACCCACATCATTGCCGAAAGCCACAACGTCCCCCGGCACACGCTTCTTCAGAGGGGAGACAAGCGACTTCTGGTCACTTCCAAACTTGGCAAAGAAGAAAAAGCAAGTTTGGCCGAGCTTGCGTCCTGAATTTCCGGATTATGAAAAACAAAAAACTGAAAATTGATCAGGATCTCGACGACGACCTCAACGAGATCAACACCGACCAGCGCAACGCCGAGCTCGACGGCGAAATCCTCAGGGATTCCGAAGAAATCTCCGGGATGGAGCTCAGGGCCATCACGGCCGGGGACCTTGCGTTGCTCCTCGATGCCGGGGTGGGCATCCTTCTTGGCAAAACGACAAGCCTGGCATTCGACGTCGGGGCGATCCTTTTTAACCAATCCCGGCCCAAGGCCGAGGTCCGCGCCCTTTACGGGAAGCCGGGAGCTTTCCGCGAACGGGTCATCGACTTCCTCGACGAATACGAACCGAACGTCTTTCAGGAAGCCACTCCACGCATTATCGCCCTGGTGGAACGGATGAACAAGGCCCGGACGGTTGCCAAGGGAAGCGTTTCCCCGGGTCCAGCAAGCCCAAAAGCTGGCGGCCGGGCTGGCTGATTTCCTACATCGCCGGGCTGGCCGAAAAAACCCACTGGCCCCATGATTTCTTGGTTTGGGAACTTCCGCTCAGCGAGGGGATGCGCCTGTTGGATTTCCATTCTTGGCAAGGTGGGAAGGAGCTGCGGTGGGCCGACGACAAGTTGGATCTTGATGCAGAGTTGAGTCGATTGACATCCGACAACTGACAAATGGCCGTCCCGAAAATGCACATTTCCGTCGAAAAACTGCGTCAAAAAATGGCGCAGTATCAGGAAGTCACCGGAAAAACGATTGCGTCCACCATGCGCCGGGCGGCCCGGCAGCTTTGTGTGAACCTTTGCTACAACACGCCGCCATTCGGAATGGGAAGCGAGGCCAAAAAAGAAGGGGAACAAGCCACTACCAACGACATTCTCAAAGTGTTCCTTTCCCTGGCACCGTTACCCCAAAGCGTCGGTGCTTCAACCAAAGGCCTCAGGGGCATGGCCGAACGGTTGCAAAACAAATCCCTCGGGGAAGCTTTGGTTGCCGCCATCGATCACGCAACGGTTCCCGGTCGGGGAAAAAACAAAAAGGCCCACCGGGCAAAAGGGGTCGAGGACCTGAGGGCAATCCTAGCCAATTCCGGGCGATGGGCGTCCTTTAACCTTGAGCAAACGCCAAGCCATTCGGTCCACAAGGCGGCAAGGAATTCCTTTGGAAGGGTCAAATCCCGGTCCAAGACCATCATTTCCGACACCGGTTCGCTTGTTTCCTATATCACGGAACAGAAAAAAAACGTCGGATTGACCAAAGCGGCATGGGCGGCTGCGGCCATCAAAGTGGAAGCCGACGTGAAAGATTCCCTTTCGGGCATCCCGGCATGGGTGAAACGCCACGTGGACCGTGCCGGGGCCACGGTGACCGACAAATGCGAAACCAAAAACCCCGTCATGATCCTGACCAGCAGGATCCCGTGGGCGGATAAAGCGCTCAGGGGATCGGGATTTTCCGAAGCCGTCCGGATTGCCCAGGACAAGTTTTACCGTTCCATGAACAAAGAAATCCGTTTTGCCCTCAAGGAGGTTAAGTCATGAGTGACGTGACAGTAACATTCGGAACAGAGGGGAAAGACCAAATCCTCGGGGATTTTTCCGCCGTTGAAAAAGCCGGTCACGCCCTTGGGGAAAAATTTCAGGAAATGAGTCAAAAGCTCGGGGAGCTTTTCCTTTCCTATGAGGCGGTTCGTAAAGCCGTCGAGACGTTCCATGCGGCCCTCGAGGAAGGCTCCCGTGTTGCCAAATTCTCGGAACAGACCGGAATTGCCGCAGACAAGCTTCTGGTGATGGGCCGGGCGTTTGAAAACGCCGGCATCCCCGCCGATGAGTTGGGGAAAAACATCAATAAAATGCAGCGTTTCCTCGTGGAGGCCGGGGACGAAGGGTCAAAGGCTGCCGAAAAGCTTTCCAAGCTTGGAATGACCGCAGAGGAAATCCGGGGACTTTCCCCGGACGAACAATTCCGCACCCTGGCCAAACGCATCGCGGAAATCCCGGATCCCGCGGAACGCGCCGCCATCGCCCTTGAGATTTTTGGAAAAGCCGGGGGCAAGACGCTGGCCCTTTTTGGGGAATATGACGAAAACATTTCCCGCGCGGGAAAACAGGTCGGAACCTTTGCCGAAATCATGGAACGCAACGCCAACGTGTTCCATTACGTCGAGACGTCCCTTTCCGAAATGGGCCACAAAGCGGTCGAGCTGGCGGCTGGAATCCTCGACAAGGTCAATCCCGCTTTGGTCACCATGCTCGAACACCTCGAGGACGTGGATGCCGCAAAGTTCGGTCAAAGCCTCGGGGAAGGCATCCTTTATTTTGCCGACCTGGTCACCGGATTTTTCACCAAAACCTTTCCGGAACAAATTTCCTTTTTGGGGGATTATTTTTCCATGGCTTTTGCCAAAGCCGGAGACGACCTGACTTCGATGTTCGGAACGGCTTTCAATTACGCCCAGCAATTTTTCCAAGCTGCATTCAGTTCCGATCTGTTTGAAAACGTCGGCAGGATGCTTTTGGACTCCGTGATTCTTGCGCTCCTTTCCATCGAAAGCAAAACCCTCGAAATCATTGAAAAGATCTTTGAGGTGTTCCGTCAGGTTTCCAACACGAGTTGGATGTCCATGCTTGAGAACGTCGGCCGGTGGCTCATGGACCTTTTTTCCAAAATGGGCGAAGAGCTCAAGGCCATGCTGACCCACCCCCTCGATTACGTCCGGGGCAAATTTAACGAAATGTGGACCGGCAGCGCCGACGACATGGAAAAGGCGTACAACGACGCCAACGGCGATTTCCTGCAAAAAGCAAAAGCCGGAATCGACGCCCTTGCGGACAACATCAAAGGGGATTTGGCCGATTCCATGACCAAATCGGGCGACTCTTTCTTGGAAACCATGAACAAGGTGGTTTCCAACAGTGAAACATTCAAATCGAACATTTTCGGATCCAAGGAAGCCATGGACAAGCTTGCCCAAGACGCCGACAGCATGGTCGAAGCCGGGAAAGCAATCCGGGAAGGTGCCCAAAGCGAATCCGAAGCATTGAAGAAAATGCAGGAAGCTTCGGGAGGGTCTGGAGAAGGCCTCGCGGCACCCGGGGGCGGGGGATCAGGCGGCGGCGGCCGCGCAGCGCAACCGATCCTTTCGGGTTCCGCGCTCAACACCGGCATGTTCAAGAACACGTCCGGCATGTCCTACGATCAACAGGCCGACCTGTACAATTCCAATTCCGACATCAACGGGACTCCTTATTCCAAAAGCATGCAGGATTACGTTTCCCGCATGACCCAGCAAGGCGCGGGCGGCGGCGCGGCGGCAGCCGAGGCGCAGCGGAAAGACGATATGGCCCAACGGGCCCTTTTGGATTCCGCCTACAAACAAACCGTCCGTGATTTTTCGGATTATTCCGGGTCATCAGGGAATGCCAACGCCCAGGACTCCATCCGGGCCCTGGCGGATCAGATCGGAAAAGACAGCGGCATGTCTTTCAAGGATTCCATGGACCAAGCGTGGAAACAGTTTTCCGATCAAGTGGACAAAAACATGGGCCCCCAGGGGTCCGGGGCCGATGACGTCGGGTCCAAAGCCCAGGCGGCCGCCGACGCGGCCAAAGAAGCCGTTGAAGCAATCAAAGATTCCGGCGAAAAGACGGCCACGATCCTCACTGACATCAAGTCCGTGATGAACACCCTGCTCACCTCGATCGACAAAAAACTTCCGATTTACGCCCTTTCTTGAAATGACCGTCTACCAAGGCCCCACGAACAAGTTGATCGTCACCCCGGCCGACGTGCTGATGCAAAAGCCGTCGCGCCTGGTTCAGTTGGCGAGAACCTATTCCTGCGCCGCTTCCTATGCAAATACAGCAAGGAACATCTTGGTCAAAGGCCACGTCCCCGACGGATACCCGCTGCTTTCGCTTTTCACTCCCCCTCAAGAAAGCACCGATGGGGCCATTTCCACCTATTTCTGCACTTATTATGGGGTCGCGTCGGCTTTGGATTTTGCGGTTCCCTACGTGACGCGGTCCTCCCAAGTCAAACACGGGAATCTCGACAATCTGAGCTTTTCTTACGTGGCCCCGATTTTGACCAAAAACTATGTGCTCCCGGCGGGATCCGCAGTCGATACCACGCACCCGACCCCGGAAGAAGTCACGGGAAACCAATCTTTGCAATACTTTGACCTGATCCGGGACAACACAAACCCCCTTGGTTACACTTCGACCTATTTCACCCAGATGTTTAATTGGGCAGGGCGGGCGGTGAACCTTGTTTCGGTCAAGGTGGACAATTTCGGGGCCGTGGACGAGGTCACCATCCAATTCGACATTTCCCTGATTGTGACCAGCGAATACGGGATCGGTCCATACGACGACCTTCCCAAACCCACGATCTGACCCTGCTGACCCATGAGCAAATACGGTCTGATCGAATTCAAGCAGTACCTTGGCAAGGGGGCGCCGGGATCCTCAGCACCCCCGGCCACCATCAAAGCCTCGGATCTCGACGACAATTTTGCCCGCTGCATGATCATGGACGACCCGACAGGGAAAATCTTCCGGGTTTCAGTCACGGAAAGCGGTCAGAAAATCGAATTTCTTTTCCGGCCGTACCAAATCACCGTTTGCGAAAACGGTCAGGCCAAACAGATCACCGTGCTGGCGATGTCCTAAAGGGTCATGGCTTTCCTGCTTCCCTGCTGCAAATTCAATCCCCCGGGGGATTATCTGGCCGTTCAGCAAGTCGATGTTTCGTTTGTCTATCAGAACGACATCCCTCGAGATGTACAATTTTCCGCCACCGGCGATCTGTCGATTTCATCTTCCCAAACCTATTCCACGGATTGCCCAGACGGTTCGGAGAACGATACAGAAGAGGGCAACGCCGAAAGCTACCAAACCGGCGATCCGGAATTTAGGGTTCCTTCAAGCCGCCATGCCGTTTGCGGAATCTTTCCATTGGTTTCGGAAATTTCGATTTTTTTGCCGATTCAAACTCAATATGACGTCACCACTTGTTCCAACTACGTGACCCACAATTTTGAAGACGGAAACGCCGTGGTCACTGCCAGATTCCAAATCGGCTGCCCGGATCTGAATTTTCAAGCTCCCTTGTATTTGATTTCGGTGGCCGCCTCGGGGTACAGCACCGATTACAACGCGCAAGTGGATGTGACCGATTTGGATTCCTCCGGCAGTTACACTTTCACGTTCCTGGGCGCGACATTCACGGGGACCCTTTACAACACGTGGAACCCGGGATGGGCCAAAAAAGACAATTTTTCAGGGAATATGACCCTTACGGCTTCGCTGTCCCTTCAAATGACCGTGGCGTGAACCCCATTTCTGCCGCAAAAGACCTTGGGAAATGGGCAGGAAAAGGATTCCCCGTTGTTTCCGCCGCCGGTTTGGAATTGCGCAAAACAATCTGTTCCAAATGTTCGTTTTGGGACCCCAAAGGGTTTGGCGGATCCGGGAAATGCCAGCGCTGCGGCTGCGCAACGGCCGCCAAATTGCGTTTGGCAACGGCCGCTTGCCCGGAGGGCCTTTGGTTCGAGGAACGGCTTTCTTGATCTGTTGACAGGGTGGGGAAGGCATGGCCCGCAACCTCTATGTCGATCTGACGTCCAGGACATTCATGGCCGGTCCCGGGGGAGGGAATCCTCAAATCGCCCCTTTCTTTGCCGGAGACACGGAAACGCTCAATCTCTATTTTTTCCAGCAAACAGGGATTGTTTCCAAACCATACGAAATCGTAGATAAGAGTTCGGCTTCGGTCAAGGTCGGCATCGGGACCTTGGCATCCGAGCCAACGGGAGGGACCTGGACCATCACCTACGGAGGCCAAACGACGAGCAATCTGGCAGCCTCCTCAAGCGTGGCCGAAATCCAGACGGCCCTGAACGCCCTTTCGAGCGTCTCCTCGGCCGGGGGCGTCACCGTCACCGGATCCCTAGTGACCAATTTCCAGATCACGTTCAATTCCGCCGGGACCAGAACCGCGTTCACGGTGGACGTTTCCAACCTGTTCCCGACCACCGAGGCCGTGATCCAACGCCGCGTCACCGGGACATCCTCGGTCAATGACGTGCAGCAAATCCTGCTTTTCTGCGACCCGGCCGTCAGTCAAACGAGTTTCAGCTCCGCAGCTACCGGGGTCACCGCCACGGTTTCGATGGTGGCCACCGGGGCCACCGGAGTGAATTGCGTCCAGAAGCTTTCTTTCACGCAAGTTCCGAACGCCGGGACTTTCACCCTTTCGCTTCCTGGGGTCACGATCGGGGCGGTCACGGCCCCGGTTGTCGGTGGCCTCTTCACCACGACTTCGAACCACGGACTTTCGGTCAATCAACCGGTCCTCCTTCAGGGGTTCACCGGTCTCAGCGGGGCCACGGCCGGAACCACCTATTCGGTTTTCAGTGTACCGAGCCAAACGAGTTTCTACCTGAGGCTTCCGGCCTCCTTTGTGGCGATGGATTACATCACCTCGACCACGTCCACGTCCCCCTACGTTCAAACCATCACCGAAAGCGCCCCTCCTTTCGATTTTCAAGTCACTCCGGACGTCGTGGAAAAATCCCTCCAAAAAACCTATGCGATCGGGGCCGGGAACATCCGCGTCACCGGAATCCCTGGGGAATACTATTATTTGAATTTTTCCAATCAGAAGGGGCTGTCCTCGATGCCCCTGTTCACGGTTGTTTCGACACTATCGTCCCCGGCCGGGAAAACAGGCACGCTGGCCGTCACCGGGGCCGCCATCAACGATCTGCTTTCCGATGAAGTTTCCGCCTCCGCAATGCTTGAGATCGAACTCACCGAAAGCGGCAACAAACTGACCGCCGCCCAGGCGCCCGTGACCGTGAACCAGCAGCTCATCCCATGATCTACAACATCACGATCCCGCAGCGGGCTTCCTATTCTTTGGCGGTTTCCCTGACGGAAAACGGCGCGGCGTTCGATACCAATGGAAGTTCGGCCGTCGCTCAGATCCGTAAAACCTACGACGGCCCGCTGATTGCTTCCTTTACGGTGACGTTTGGAACTCCGACTTCATCCGGTGCCATGGCGCTCACCATGTCCGCAGTTACCAGTTCGTCCCTTTCCCCGGGAAATTATCTGTACGACGTGCTTTTGACCAAAAGCACCGGGTACAAAATCCGCGCCCTCGAGGGGACCGTCACCGTCACTCCGGCCATTACCGTGGCATGATCCCGTCGGTCACGGCCGATTTCCGCGCAGGAGCATCCGCAGCGGATATTACCGAAAACCTTACCGTTTCGGTCGGTTGGCAGGATGATTCCTTGGAATCCGGAATCTCAGGGTTTTTGGTTTCGCAAAGAATCGAAATCAACGTGGAAATTGTGGAATTTGTTTTGCCTGGAGGAACAAGTTTGCCTGGAGGAACAAGTTTTGTCCATCGGAACGCTTACACTTTTGCGTTTCCAGCTTTGGCGAAATTTTACCGAACGGACGAATACATCGACGACAACAACCCGGCCTTGGGATTTGTCCAAGGGTATTACGGGGCATTCGATCCGGTTGGAAAATCGTTTCTTTTTAACGGAGACACCGTGCTCCCCATTCAGATTCCATGGGGCGATTGGGGGTACGACGAAACTTTGGGGGCGTACAATTCCATATCGACCGCTTTTCAAGCCTTGGTCGATGCTTGGATTTCCAACCTAATCAACGACCGTGGCCTTGGGGATTACGGTTACACGGCCTACAGCACCGGACTCGGGATTGGAAATGTCATTGTGCATTTGGATCCCGTGGATTCCACGGCAACGAACGCTTCTTTCATCTATCAGACCGATTCTTTGATCTATGAATTCCCCACCAGCTGGGCAAAAACCACCGACGTTTCCGCCGCAAAATTGACGGTGGAGCTCTGACATGGCGGCACTTCACGACCTCACCAACACGGCCGATTATTCCAGGGCCCTCGAGCAAGGCGCTCCTTTTACCCTGGCGCTTTCCCTCAATGACGGCACCAATCCCATTTCCCTGACAGGAAAAGGCCTCAAAGCCCAAATCCGGGATTTCCCCGGGGGATCGCTTTTGGGGGAATTCACCCCTGTCATCCTTTCGGCAGCCGGAGGAACCGCTCAACTGAATCTTTCGGCCACTCAAACGGCCGCGCTGCCGATCACGTCCGAGAATTCGTTTCTTTATTACGACGTTTTCCTGACCCAAACCGGATCGGATCCTGTAAAACTCCTGTTTGGGTCCATTGAAGTCATCGGGCGCATCACGATTGTGACATGAGCAGCGTCGTCTACCTCTCCATCACAAATGGGGATCCGGTGGCGCTGACCGTGACGTCCGGTTCAACGGCTGGCGTTTCCCTTTCCATCACTGACAGTTCAAGCATTTCCCTTTCCATCCCGCAAAACCCCGCCGACCAGGCGGTACTCAGTTTATTGCAAGGACCGGCTGGCCCAACGGGTGCCACCGGGGCAACAGGATCAACGGGGCCCGCTGGTGCCACCGGAGCCACAGGCGCTACCGGGCCGCAAGGAATTCAAGGCATCCAGGGTATTACAGGAGCAACGGGAACCGTCGGGGCCACAGGGCCCGCAGGTGCTACCGGCCCGCAAGGGGCTCAGGGCATCCAGGGTATTGCAGGAGCTACGGGAACCGTCGGGGCAACTGGAGCAACGGGGCCCGCTGGTGCTACCGGAGCTACAGGCGCTACCGGTCCCCAAGGAATTCAGGGCATTGCAGGAGCAACGGGAACTGTCGGGGCCACAGGGCCCGCTGGTGCTACCGGGGCCACCGGCGCTACCGGTCCCCAAGGAATTCAAGGCATTCCCGGAACTACCGGGGCCACCGGTGCCACGGGAAGCGCCGCCAACGTGACCGGCTCGGATATTTCTCCGGACAGCGTCACAACCACGGGGGATGTTACAGTTGGAGGGACATTAAGCGTCACCGGCGGAACGGTTTCTCTAAACCCTGCCACTTTGCATTGGCCCCTCGATGGCTTGTCTCAGGCTTGGGCGGCCATGGGTCTCAATTACGCAAATTACAATTTTTACTTTGGGGCAAACATGGACGGGAACGGAAATGTTCAGGCCTACGGTTACAACGGCGCACTCATTTATTTCGACACCCGGGCGGGATATTCTGAGCAAGCCATTTCCTTTTACACGGCGGATCAGTATGGAAACCTTGTTTTGGCTTCCAGCATGGGAGTGACCGGAAATTTCTTTTCTGCGGGGAATGCTATTTTTAACGGCACGGGTTCTTTTGGCGGCGGAACATTTACGATCAACCAGGACGGGTCTTTTTTAGCCAATAACAACAGTGGTTCCGATGCCGACGGGAATTTCAATTCTGCGACCCTCAATCTTGTGGGCCAATCCGCCGTTTCGGAACTGACGAACTACCAAGCGGGAACCATTTATTTCAACACGACCAACCATCATTTCTACGGTTTCAACGGAACAACCTGGAAACAGCTCGACAACTAATCATGAACCTCCCCGCTCCAATCACCCTTCCGATCAAGGAAATCACAATTTCCAAACTGGAGTTTGTCCTGATGGACAATTCTTCCAAAAAACTGGCCGTGGCGGCCCTCACGGCCATTCCTGCTTCGATCACGTTGTGGTCGGGTGAAGATTATGACGCGGCCGGCGATTACACTCAGGCGGCCGTCGAAGCCAGGATCCTCGAAATCCTTGGTCCCGACCCTGGTGCAAAACTCAAATCCCTCATTCCCAAAAACATTCCATGAGCCACGGAACACCCATTTCATCGGTCCCTGACATCGGGGGAAGCGTTTTTAGCGGCTTCCTTGGAGTCTTTTTTGCCGCGTCGAGCTTTGTGGAAGTTCACCCGGTCATGCAATTTGCGGCTGTCGGGCTGTCCATCGTCGCCTCCTCGGTGTCGATCTACAAAGCGTTCAAGCGTTGACGGTGGGTCTTGGGGATGGAAATCCTCAGGGCCCTTTCCAAATTGGTTTGGAAACGGTTGCAATACCGTTGGCTCACCATCCGGATCGCCATCCTCACCTGGTTGGCTTTGTTTCTTTTGGCGTGCTCGAACCCCCAGAAATCCACCAAACCGCTTTCCTCGGCGCAAACGTCGATTTCCGCTGCCGCCTCGATTTCCGACCGGATTGACGCAAAGGCTGTCCTGCTCCAGAAATCCTTATGAAAGCGATTCTGGGGGCGATTGTGGCGTTGGGAATGGCATCCTGCACGCTTCATGCAATCGAAATTAGCAAGGCGGACCAGATTGCCACCCTGAAGCACATTTCCGAACTGGCCCGGGAACAAAAGGCCGAGCTTTCCAAGGCGGCATGGGACCTGAAACAGGCTGAAAAAACGGTCACCGATCTCCAACAGGAAAACGCCGTCCTGAAAGAGAAAAGCCGCCACGCACTCAAGAAGTTCCTCGAACTCTACATTCTGATTGGCGGTTTGTTGGCGTGGATTTTCAGGGGGCCGATCCTTTCTGCGATCAAAGGACTGATCGTTTTTGCCAAACCGATTTGATGCTCGAATTCCTGAAAAATGCGGTTTCCGAACCCGGAGGGACGCCCAGCGCCACGCGAATTTCCCTTTGGATCGTCGTGAGCGTCATTTGCGGGGTCGCAATCTATTTTCTGGTCCGGAATTGGTTTTTTCACGAGGTGGTCGATTTGCCCAAAAACCTTTCCGACCTTTTGAGCGTTTCGGTGGGCAGCCTTAGCGCTGCCAGGATCGGCGGCCGGTTCGCGGAAAATCAATCCCCATGACCGTTGCCGACATCATCATTGCAGCCAATACCGAAGGCTTTTCCTCACGCTTCAGGAAATGGCTGGCTTGGATCCTGAAATGGGAAGTTTCCACGGATTCTCAGGGGAACATCCAACCGGAGGACCTTCACGACGGGGCCGGGGTGACTTTTGGCGGCCTGACAGAACGCGACGACGGTTTGACCCACGATCCAACCCCTCAATGGGAAGCCATGACCTACCGGGAGCGCTATTGGATCCCGTCTCATGCGGAAACCATGCCTGGAGGGGTGGGGGAAGTCGTTGCCAATTTTGCGGTCAATACCGGGTTGGAGCACGCTGCCACATTCCTTCAGGCCGCCTTGGTCGATTACGGGCAGCCGGTCAAAATCGACGGAAAAATCGGCCCATTGACCGTTGCATCGACATGGAAAGTGCCTTTTCCAAAGGATTTGGCCCGGGCCGTCGTGGCCAAAGGGGGCCGCTACTATCAAAACCAGAACCAACCGCAATGGATCCGGGGATGGCTGAACCGAAACGCCGACCTGATCCGGGTTTATTGCGACGTTTGACACCCCGGCCACCAAGTGAACCCGATCACGCCAGAGGAAGATTCCCAGACCATTTGGGGCACCGCATACCTGGCAGGGTTGGAAAAGTATTCCCGGGGCCAGCTCGAGCACCGGACCGCGTTTCAGACGGCCGGGGCGTCCTGGTATGCCAAACAACTCCGGGAAGAGGCTTTGGATTCGGTGGCGTACCTTCACCACCTTGTCGAGCGGCTGCAATCCATCCGGTCCCTTGCCGCCATCATGCGGGAGGATGAATCGATGACCCTTTCGATGGCGGCGACCATCCTGGATCACCTTGTGGGAGAAAACGCCCCCCGCCCGCATCCCAAACCGCGTTTGCGGGACTGAGTCATGGCAGCCTCAAATCCCATCGGGAAAAACATTATTTTGAAAGCATTGAAGCGCTTTCCTGAAACACCCTCACTGACCCTTGCCAGAAAGCTTTTCAAAGAACATCCAGAAGTCTGGTCGAATGTGGATTCCGTCAGAAGCGTGATTCGGTCCTACCGAGGGGCTCACGGAAAACTGGCCCGGGAACAAATCAAAGAAAGGGAACACTATCGGACGCTCCAAAAACCGCACAACCCGATGTCGCTCCCTTTGAGCGCGGAAAGGGTCTGGAAGCATTTTGAACTCAAGGGGGTCGAAAGGATCGGCGTCCTCAGTGACATTCACATTCCGTATCACAACATCCCGGCGCTTCAAATTGCCCTTCAGCATTTCAAAAAACGCAAAATCGATTGCATCCTGCTCAACGGCGACACGATTGATTTTTACCAACTTTCCCGGTTTGAAAAAGACCCCCGGGAACGATCGGCTGCCGAAGAGATCGATGCGGTCAAACAATTCCTTGGATTCCTTCGGAAAGAATTTTTGGGCATCCGCATCATCTGGAAAGACGGGAACCACGATGAGCGTTATCAAAGTTACCTCCGGGTCAAAGCCCCGGAACTGCTCGACATCCCTGAATTCCGTTTCCTGGCGCTGATGGGGTTTGAATCCCTCGGGGTGGAGTACGTGACGGACAAGCGCCCGATCCGGGCCGGGAAACTCACGATCCTTCACGGCCACGAATACCGTCAGGCGATCCTGGCCCCGGTGAACGCTGCCAGGGGATATTTCCTCAAAGCCAAAGATTCCACCCTGACGGGGCACCTTCACCAATCCAGCGAGCATACCGAACCGACGGTCACGGGAAAGATGATCACCTGTTTTTCCTCGGGATGCCTTTGCGAACTCACTCCGGCCTACATGCCGCTGAACCGGCACAACCATGGGTTTGCCATCGTCTACCTGAACAAGGACGGGACCTTCGAGGTCGAAAACCGCCGCATCCATGGTGGGAAACTTTTGTAAAACATGAAGATTGAATTTCCTGAAATGAACCCGCCTTGCCATTTCGACCTGACCTTGGTCGTAAAAATCCGTGGGATGGGTTTGCCGTTCCGATTGCGCTGCGCCACGGCCGATCATAAAGCGATGCTCGATCAGCTCGACGATTTCATGAACATGATCCGCCTGAAACTTTACGACAAACTCGAGGAATGAGTTTCCGGGTCGTGACCAGCGCCACGATCGGGGGAAAACGATGGAGGATCGGGTTCGGGTACCCCGGATCGACCAAAGGGGTCACGGACGACGGGTCCACGGACGACGAGTTGCGCAAGATCGTCGTGCAAACCCAACGCAAAGGCCGGTCCCGGTCGATCGAAGAGGTGATCTGCCATGAACTGCTTCACGCAGCCAATCCCGCGCTCAGTGAACAATTTTGCACCGAGTTCGGGGAACTCTTTGACCGGGTGTTAAAAAAACTGAAAGCGGCGGACGAATTTTAGTGCCTGGGCTGGCCGCAGTTTTGGCATCGATACGGTTTGATCATGTTTCCGACGGCCAAAAGGATCCAGATCACTCCCCAAAGTCCGGCCGATACAAGCGTGATCAAAAAATGCAGGACGTGGTTCACGGATTCTTTGCAAAAAGGGCGCATTGCCTGACAAACCTTGCAGTGACGTTGGATAACTTTTGCCATGGATCTTTCTTTATCGGATGATCTTTCCGGCGGGAAAGGAATAAATCACCCCAAAGCCCTTTTCCTTTTTCCCAAAACTTTGTCCGAAGGTTGAGATGCGAGGATGGTGAAATCCCGCCCTCCGTGAATCAGATCGTTTCGGATCAATCCTTGGACGTATTGGGAAAACGTGATTCCAAGCAGATCCACCCTGGTGAGTGCCGCCTCGCGCAATTCTCCTTCCAAGCCAATCGAAATTGACCTTCCGGATCTGCTGAATTTCCTGCCCATGTTTTAATTGTCGTACAATTTTTTGGTTTTGTCGCATTTTTTTTGAAAAAATATCTTGCAGAGTCGTGCAGATGCGGATAAAAACGAGCAAATGATGAGCGTGCGCTTTCTCAACAAAAGCCAACTGGCCCAGCAATTAAGCCGCTCCCGGGCCTACGTTACCGCAATGCAGTCCGCTGGCTACGTCCTCCAGTACGGGACAAAGACAACCCTCGAGCACGCCCTTTCCTGGCTGGAAAGCAACCCGGACTTTCGGACGACAAATTTCTTTTCTCGCTCAGTTCGGAAACGCAAGGCCCCAAATCGAGTGCGCCGAGCTTCTGATACACGGCATGAACCGCTTGCGTCGAATGTCCGATAAATCTCATCGCCATCTGTTCGCTGACCCTTCCGCTGCGGGCAAGGCGGGTGATGGCCGTGACACGGGTGCAATGAAAGGAATGGTCCCTGAGGTTCACGTCTTTTCTGCGGAAAAATCGGGTGAAATCCCGGGACAGGTTTGTGCTGAAAGGGTAGGTTTCCTTGCGTCCTTCCCGTTTGAACCTTTCAAACAGGGGGACCAGCTCGGGATGGAGCATGGTCACGTGGTGCCGGCCCCCCTTGAGTCGGAACGTGATGGTTCCCTGGTCGATGTTCACGGCGCTCAAGGGAAGGGACGTTTCCGCAATTCTGCATCCCTGACGGATGGCGATTGCCCAGGCGATCTGCATGGGCTCGCTTTCGCTTTTGAGCTTTTCCTCGACCAGGGCGATCTGCTCGGCGGTGAATTCCTTTTTCTCCTTGGGTCGATCCGGGGAAATGCCCAGACGGGCAGCGGGGTTTTTCACGATGTACCCCCGGCGTTCGGCCTCATAAAGCACGGCCCTCAGGATCCTGAGGTCGTGCAGCGCGGTGTTTTTGGATGCGGGACCGAGCCCGGCGAGACCAAGCTGCCGGGCCTCGATGTAGTCGATGCAATGCCCCCGGGTGATTTGTTCAGCCCTTTGAACTCCGCGCTCGTCGAAAAAGGTTTCCAGAACCTTCCATGTTCCGAGGTATTTTTCGAGGGAACGCGGGGAGCTGGAATGTCTGGCTTTGAGGAATTTCACGACCCAAGTGCTCATTTTGGTTTTGAGCGCCGGGTCCGTGGGGGAGTTGAGCTCCTCCATCTGGCGCTGATGCAAAAGCGCCTTGGCCTTTCTGGATTCGGAAACGGTTCCGATCCGGAATCCGGTGGACTCGTACCGAATGACCCCCGAGGTCGTTCGGTATTTTATCCACCAAAACGGAGACCTGGTTCGTCGATAAAGGGAGGCCATGTGGCCAACCTACGCTCGAGTGTCACTAGTGTCACCAGCAAAGCCAAAAAACCCAAAAAAAAGTAAGACACCCTACAGAGAAAACCGATGAAAATATCGCAAAAAATGACTGAAACCGCAGATTCATGGTTCGAATCCATGCGGGGCAGCGCGGGTTCCTACAGAGTAAATCGGACATCAAAAACCGAGTGTCACCAAGAGTGTCACCAGAAGATTGATCCGGATTACATTCTGGCGAAATGGATGGCCATTGTCGGGGCCCTGTCCTGGATCCCCAGCGGGATCTACATTTTCCACAAATGGGGGGTCCTCTAATGAAGGATCCCTGCCTTGAGGCCGCCCTGCGGTTTGTTGGGAAAAAGGCCCTTATGCCCGCCCACCGGGAGTCGCATGGACTTCGTCCCTGCATCCCTTATGCCTGGGAGTTTTTTTCCCGCCTCGGAGAGTTGCAAAAAAAATACCGGATGACAGCCCGGCCCCTGCGCAAGGAGGTGGCAGCATGAATCCAGATTACACATGTGCCCTGATGGGGGCGCTTCTTTTGATCTTCGCATTCATGTGCTGGAGGGAGGGCGGAAAATGAAATCCTTCCAAGACCTTGGGTGCTGCTCGATGCCGGACTGCAAGCAACCGGCTCAATGGGTCCACGGGATTCCCTTCGAGGGGTCTTTCCCCTGGCACCTTTGCGCGGAATGCCAAGATGCCGTCATGGCGGCCGAAGCGGTTCTGCATGATCCGGACCTTCGCCTCGAGGCGCCGGACGAGGTGGCATGGTCTTGGGAAAAGCTCAGGAGATCCCTGAAGGAGGAAAACCCATGAAATGCCTTCACCGAATGACCTTCCTGAGCAAGTTCGCGGCAAAAACCGCCGTTTCTCGATCAACGGTGGTGGAGGCCTACTGGAACTGCCCGAAATGCAAAATGTGGGTGGCGGACGTTTTGGACGCCGCGCCGGCCGCTGCGACCGAAAGCGTTTCCACGGGCATTTTCACAAATCAATCCCATCAAAATTCATGATCCCCTCAGAACACGAATTTCACGACGCGGCCGACATGGCCGTGCAGGATGCCCCGGATTTCGCGGCGCTCATGGACACGACGGCCGATTACGTGCAGGAACGCTGGCGGGTTTCTCCTGGCGTGGCCCGAGAGATCGGTGCCTGGCACGACGCGCAGATGGATCTGGCAAGTGAATCCGCGCAAAGTGGTCTCCTCGGAAGGGTGATCGGGGTGCTGATTCATGTCGGGGGCGATTTGCGGGTGGCAGTCTACGGGCTGGCTTTTGCCGTCGGCATGAACCGGCTTTTGAAATGGCCCACCATGTCGCTTGCGGCGGAGGGACTCGGGGTCACCCGGGCGGCCATTTCAAAACGGGCCATCCAGTGGGAGGACCTTCTTGGTCTCAAGCGCAGCGCTCACATGAAAAGCGAATCTGCCCGGGAAAAGTACCGGGAAGCTCAAAAGAAAAATCATTGGAGGAAAGCCTCAAAGGTCCCTGTTTCCACAACGGCCCCGTGGGAAGAGGAATCAGAAACTCAGGCGGCCGCTTAAAAATCAAAAATGAACACGCAAAACATGACCCTCAGCGTCGAGGGAACGGACGGGATCACGCCTCGGTTTAACCTCACCGAAAACGGATTGGTTTTTGCCGAAGGTACGACTAGGGCGGAATGGGTAAAAGTGGGCTTTGTCTTGGCAAACGCCTCAAAGGCGACAACGAAATGGGTGGCCGATTGGACCCGCTACGGAATGGCTCAGTTTGGCAAGGCGGTGGTCGAGCTGGAGTCCGGGCAACTGATGTTTGCCCCCTTGGTATTGGAAAATGCCAGGCAGCTTGCCCTGCTTCCGGAGGATGTCTGCGAAAGCGGAGTTTCCCCTCAGCACGCCAAGGTCCTCCTTGAGGAATGCTCGGGTCCCGCCGACATGAGCCGGTGGGCAAAACTGGCAATCCATGAAGGCCTGACCCCCGGGGAACTGCGAGAATCCATTGAGCAGGGGAAAGTGACTCGGCGTGAGGAATCAGAATCCCGTGGAATTCCAACCATCAATGGCGTCCGGGGGTTATACGACCGATGGGCCGCATCAACTCTCCGGGAACGCCCCCTGGAGGGATGGCCGCCGGAGGATCTGCGGGCCCTGCTCGACGAGCTCAAGCCGATCTACCTGCTCTGCGAACGCGCAGCGGCGATCTGGAAAGCGACCAGGTAATGGATTCCGGCGTCATGGAATTAGCGGATCAGATTTCCGCCCTAAGGGCGGAAAACAAGCGCCTCAGAATCGAATGCGGTCATCTGCTTCCGCTGCTGGCGATGTTTTCTGAAATGGTCAAGGTGGCCGAGCTCGACGGGGAGGAAGGGATTTGGTTTGAGCTTCCACTGGCCCGGGAAATCGCGGGGGACCTGAAAAGGATGAAACGCGAAATGGAAAGGTTTTCCCCTTCCATGGTGTTGTTTCCAAAACCAAACCGGAAATGACATTCATCGGGCAAATTCCGGCCGTTCGGTACCTCCTCTGCCGAATCATGCTTCAAGCCATTGAGGACTACGTGAAACTCAAGGCTTGCGGGGCCATTCAGGGAAATTCCGTGGACCACTCCAGATGGTTCAGAGTCGGGAAAACCAAACAATACAAACGCCCTTTGGGTTTTCTCAGCGCGGTCGATGCAGAGGAAACGATTGAGTTCCTCGAGGGCCCCGGATTGGAGCTTTTGTGTGCCGTCCTGGGCAAACCCGCTTGCAGAATTCGCAAGCGGCTAGGAATCACCCAGGGATCGGAATCGGTTTTGACGGTTGAGCAGATCGACCGCTTCGTTCGATTCGAGGCTCAGTCCAACAGATAATATCCATGAAAATTAGTGTTCGCGAAATGAAGGACAGAATGGATCTCCATGCCATTGCCCAACGGCTTGGGATCTCGGAATGGCCAAACAAAACGGGCGTGTTTTGCTCCCCGCTGCGGCCGGATAACAACGAAAGCTTTTCGATTTTTGAAAAAAACGGGGAGCTTTTTTGGAGGGATCACGCCACCGATCAGTCCGGTGATTCGATCCTTCTTATCCAGGAGGTCAAGCAATGCGGCCCAAAGGAAGCGATTCTTTGGTTGCAAAAGGAATGCGGGTTTGAAGAAACGTCAGAACCTTCCAAGAAAAAATCCAAATCCAAAGGATGGGAAAACCGGGAGCTTGTCTGCATTTACGATTACAAAACCGCCGACGGGGCGATTGTTCACCAGACTTTACGGTACAGGGACAAGGAAACGGGCCAGAAAACATTTCTTCAGCGCCGCGTGGCACAAGAGGGAGAAAAGTTTGGCAAATATGAAGCGAGATTGGACAGGGTGCGTGGTGGATGGTGGATCTGGTCCCTGTCTGGCGTCGAGCCGGTGCTCTACAACCTCGATCAGATCACTTCAAGGCCGGACGAAGAAATTTGGTTATTTGAGGGAGAAAAGGACGCGGACAACGCAAGGAAATTGGGATTCTTATCTACGACCTCACCCATGGGGGCCGGGAAATGGAGGAATTCTTTCAGCAATTCCTTGGCAGGAAGAAACGTCACGATTTGCCCGGATCGGGACGAACCGGGAAAGCAACATGCCGTCATGGTCTCCAAGGCCTTGGCGGCCGCAGGATGCCAGGTGCATGTGATCCGGTGGGAGGATTTATGGCCGGACGCACCGGGAGGGAAGTTGGATTTTACGGATTGGGGAGAAAACTTTCTTAGAAGCAAACAAACTATTGAAAAATGAAAAAAATTGAAAACGACATCGATGAAATTACGATTAAGGCAGCAGGGGCAACTGGTGTTAAAGACAAAAAATGCAAGTTTTGCGGAGGGAAATATCATTTCATAGACAAATTAGGAAACGATTGGAGATCCCCGATTTGCCGCGAGAAAGAATCGCATAACAAAACAAAGCAAGAGCTTGAAAAAACAAAATTAGAGATTGAAAAAGCAAATCAAGAGCTTGAATCCGCAAAAACAATTATTCGAGAACACATGGAGTGGGAAGAGGATTTAATTCCTAAAATTGACGATACATATTTAGAACTTACCCGACTTCGTGAAAAATACTTCCAAATGAAGTTACAAACACAACGTGATTTAATATATTTAAGAAATTTTAAACACATAGAGGGTGTTATGAAAGTTAAAAAAAAGTTAAAGGATGCGCGCAATTACATAAAAAAACTAGAATCCGATAACGCGATGCTTCGATCCGTGCAGAAATATAAAGTGAAAGGTAAAAATCTAAAAATTGCGCGTAAAATAAAGTGAGTGATACAAAGGAAATGATAGTTGGTCAGCTTATGGCTGCCAGGGTTCCTGCTGCCGAATGGCTGGCAGGATTGGAATCTTCCGTTGCAGCAATGGAACCGCCACCCATGGACGGACGGCCGGAGATCGTTTTGCCAGGGGATGGCAAATCACTTTCCGTATTTGCCGCCGAGCTTGGGAAAAAACTTCGGGAGCAAAGGATTTTCACGCGGGACGGAATCGCGTTGTACGTTTCGGACGGAGGAAAGCTCGAACCGATGGGGCAAAAGAGTTTTTGCACTTGGGTGGAGCAATACATCCGGGTTCAAAAATGGACAGGAACCGGCAAGGACCGGCGCCTCGAGGACGCGACGATGACCGAAGCTTCCGCCGGTCTTGTCTTGGAATCGGTTCAATTCATCCGCCAGCTCAAGCCGATTCGCAGGGTCAATTCAGTTCGGCAGCCGGTCATACGTCCCAACGGAAAACTTGAACTGCTGCCGATCGGATACGACGACGAGGCCCAGACCTTTACCGTGGGGGCCGTCGAATACCGGGAGGACATGCAGCTCATGGACGCGATGCTCCTGCTGGAGGATCTGCTGAAGGAATTCGCATGGCCCCGGGAGGATCCCGCCCGTGCCAAGTCGGTCGCCCTTTCTTCGATGCTTGGGGTCTACGGGGACATGCTTCTGCATTCCACTCACCAGAGGCCGGTTTTCATTTATGCCGCGAACCGGGAAGGGGCCGGAAAAACTCTTCTCATTCGCATGGCGGTTTGCCCTACCTTTGGACCGGCGGTCATCGGCCCCCCTCCAGATCCTTCCCGTGCCGACGCCCTGGCAAAGCTTTTGGCTTCGGCGGCGCTGGCCGGATCGCCTTACCTTATTTTCGACAACTGGGCAGGACTCATTGGGAACGCCTCTCTGGAGGCATTTATTACTTCGAGCACCTATTCTGACCGAGTGCTTGGGGTGTCCAAGATGTTCACCGTGGAAAAGCAATGCTTGGTCTTTATTTCAGGGAACCATGCTAGGGTGAGTCCTGACATGCGCCGCCGGTCGATCATCCTCGACCTCGAGGTGGTGGAGGCCTGTTCCGAGGATCGACAGATCCAGAAGCCCATGGGTGAGCCGGAAATCATTTTCAGGCGTCCAGAGATCCTTGCGGCCTTGTGGGCCGTGATTCGCTACTGGAACGAAGAGGGCAGACCTGAAGGAAGCGAAAGGCATGGATCCTTTGCAAAGTGGGGGCACCTCTTTGGTGGCATTCTCGAAGCCATAGGATTGCCCAACCCCGTGACCCGGCCAGCCAAACAGGCGGACGATACCCTGCGGGATATGCAGCAGCTTGTTGTTGAGGCTTTGGAAAGTGCCATCGATGAATCCGAAGGAAGGACATTTACTGCTCAGGAACTCATGGAGTTCTCAAGGGAACGAGGGTTTTTTGAGTGGGTCTTGGCTGAGGATTCCCCGGAACGCGAGGACCTCAAGAGAAGGGAGCGATCATCGTTTGGAAAGATTTGCTCCCGATTCGATGGTTCAAAATTTGGGACCATTGAGTTTGTCAGGGGGGAGGATGCCAGGGGGAAGGGTGGATCCGGTGGGGGGAGCCGGTCCCGGCAATTCGTGGTTCGCCGGGTGGCAGCCTGACCATGTCCATGACCGTGCCACGGCGTAACCCTCTCCCGGTGATGCTGTTATTAAATAGGTGGCATGGTTGCCATGGTAGGTTCACCCGGAGGCCCAATAGGTTGAATTACGTTCCTGCGGGCGCGTCCGCATGCGCGTGCGCACGTGAAATGGGGGAAATACCGTGCCAACCGTGCCACCAACTTGGAAAACCTCTCATTTTCAAGGATTTCTGGGTGGCACGGTCAGAAAACACGACCGTGCCATACCGTGCCAACCGTGCCACCAAGGTGCCAAGGAATCTATTTGAACCCAAAAAAATCGGGGTTGGGCGCACT